GACCGTCAGATGATCGAACTGTTTGTTGGTTTCCTTGGCGACGTGCTTGTACGAACCCTGTACCAATGAGTCGTAATCCGTTGCCTTGGTCTGCTTCACGATGTCAGGACGGTGCTTCGCATATCCCTCAAAGACGGCCTTCTTGTATGCAGGGTGATTCTGCGTGGCGAGGTCGTATGTCTTGCCGATCACATACTGTTTGCGCAGCGATGACTTCGGCTTGTCGTCATGGAACTCGTATCCGTGGCCGAGGTTTTCCTTCGTGTAGCTGTCTGCCGATTTGAACGCTTGGTTCTTTTCGGGATTCTTCACGACTTCGCGTACATGTGCATCGAGTGCAGCATGACCATCTGCGCCGTAGTGTTCTGGGTTGTTGCGATGCTCGATAGCCGTGCCCTTGTACATCGGCTTCTTCATGTGTGACGGCGTGATTTCGAGATGATCGCCCTTATCGACCGAGGTCAATGCCTCAGTGACCAGCTTCAGGGCGTCAAGCTGCGAACGCATCTGCCAAAAATTCTTTGACATGTGTTGTTCTCGTTATGGGTTTGCGGGATCGACGCCGTTCAAGCACTGGTCGATTAGTTGCTGACGTGTTAGGGGACCGAAGTTCGCGGCTTCTCCGAGGCGACGGTTCGTCAATCCACGCATCGCGACACCACCGGCCTTGTTCCAGACAAGGAATTGCTTCTGCGCAGCGCCGTACTGGCCCGCGTTCAACAGACGAAGCAAAGTTGAGGATGCGAGATTGCCAGAACCAACGTTATACGCGAAGGACACCAGCGAATCGAATTCGTTTTGCGTGAGAGGCACTTTGACCAAAGCATTTACCTTCGGTGCGAACACATTGTTCACGCCGTACATAAGGTACTCTACTGCTTGGGCTTGTGTGATTGTCGTGCCGGGGCCGAACTTCATCGACTGTGGAAGAACCGCATTCGTCGTGCCGTAGCCAATGGTGAGGACGCCTACCGAGTCATAGTACGCGGTCAACCGAAGACCTTCGAACTGACCGATCAGTTGTGCGCCAGCTTGTGAAAGGGAGTAGGACATTTGGGTTCCTCATAGCCAATAATGAATATTTAGCTGCAAGGAACCCTTGAGGTTTTAATGCGCGTCGTCGTACGCCATTGTTGCAACGATGACGGCCTTCACGAAGGCAGATCGAACGATGTCGGAAACACCAAATTCGACCATTGCGATATTGTTCAGTGTGCCCATGATGTCGAGGAACTTCACCAATCCAGAAGGATCACCGCGCTTACGAAGATCGGTTTGACGCAAGTCGCCAGCAAAGATGATGCGAGTGCGATGACCAACACGTGTGGCGATTGTGTAGAGTTCTTCCCAACTGTAGTTCTGCATCTCGTCAACGATTACGATCTTGTTGTCGAGCGTAGTGCCCCGGATGAAGGACGACGACATAAAGTCGATGACACCTTGTTCCTTCAGTCGTTGGTAAGCATCGCGACGACCGAATAGGTCGGTACAGATTCCGATGTACGGTTGCTCGTACACAGCCAGTTTTTCATCTTCCGTTCCGGGCAAGTGACCGATGTCACGGCCAGCAACGGCGCTACGGACAATCACCACCCCGTCAAACGGTTGGCTTGGGTCCATAACGGTTTCGAGTGCCTTGTACAAGGCGATGAACGATTTTCCTGACCCGGCTACACCATGCAGCACGAAGGCCATGTTCTGTTCATCATGGTACTCTTCGAAGAACACACGTTGATTTTGGGTCAACGGATCCAAGGTATGCAGATCATCAATTCTCAGCCTCAAGCGGTTCGACGGGTTATCGGTGTACTGACGTTGAACACTTTGTTGTGCTTGTGCTGCATTCACGGCGGAAGGACGTTGTTGCGTCCGGTTCTTCTTTGCCATGCTACTTTGCTCCTTCTTAGGGAGATTGGATGATCGAAACCTTTACCACTTCTGGTTTAGGTTACTTCTGTAGTTCCTTTCATGTATTTTTTGTAGGACTTCTTTGAAATCACCTGGAAGTTTGCGGACGCCCAAACGAACCGGGTCGCCAATCGGCGGCGCACCGGCAAGAGTTTTTTGGACGGTGTCTGATTTGTTGCAGGAAGGACATGGTTCGCTTTCTGGAAGCTTCATGTCCGCAATTCTGAGTGTGCGTTCGAATGTGTGACCACATTCTTTACACTGGTAATCGTAGAGAGGCATTGGGTTGAATGGTGGAAGTGCTAAACATCACAAAATTATTTAGCACTTCCAGACGCAAATTTATGCGATGGCGGTCAGATCGTTGATCGGTTCATCTTTGAAGCGCCACACGATGATCTTGCCGTTGACGACCTTGGTCGAGAACTTACCCGAACCCCACAAATCGCTACAGCTTGACGACATGGACCCGCGCATACCTTCAATATCGACACCATCAGGAACGTCGAAGGTCATGTCAAGACCGGATTCGAGGGTCTTTAGCCGGTTGATGTAAATTTTCTTGTAGGCAATTCGTTGCATTGCCTTGCGCTTGACGACGTTACCTCCGCCGTCAAGGGTATAGATGGTGCCATCGGGAAGAGAAATGTTGAACTTTGCGTTCATACTCTTCAGAGCGTTGATGGCGAAATAGAATGCTGCTTGTGCGGTATTTTCGAAATTCATGATTCTTAATATTGCGACGTATGTTTGCGGTGTTTTGGTTTGTTACTGCTTGATGAAGTCGTTCTCGTATTTGTCTAGGAACTCTAGTTCTTCCTGCATGTTCAGAATCACGAAGTAGTCCCACGGCATGTCATCATGGATGCACTTGTAGGTATGAGTATGCGCCCACTTATAAAACTCTTTGTAGCGCTCGCCCATACCACGGCATCCGTAACAGCTTCGCCCGTTGACCTTTGTCCGGGTGAAGACTAGGATGCCGTCATCGGTCATGCCAACAGTGCTTCCAGATCGGTCACGGCGCTTTCGAACTGAAGCATGACTTTTTCGAGTGAGTCAGCGTCCATCTTGTCGTTGCGTTCTTCGATGAATCGCGGCAAGAACAAGCTACGCGTACCGTCCTTGCGGACCTTAGTCATTGCGTTCGAACGGATCGTCATGATGCGTCCGATGTAGTCCTCGCGGTTCTCGTTGATGCGTGCGAGGTCGTCTTTCTTGAAGCCCGAACAGTTCACCGTCAGCAAGCCATCAGAGGAACGCAACTTCATTGCGCCGAACGTCTCTGCACGACGACCATTGCCTTCAGTGAAGCCGACACATTCCAGATCGAGGTCAACGTCCAGCTTGAACTTGACCTGTTTCTTCGAGGTCGTATCTTCCCAGATCGCGTCTGGGTGCTTCAGGATCGTGCCTTCGAGGCCAAGCGCCAACATCTCTTGGTAGTGCTCGTAGGCTTCGCGGATCGAATGAACGACACGGGTTTCGACTACTTCGATTGCGCCAGTCAGGCCGAGGTTTTCGAGGGTCGCGAGACGGACCCGGTAGGGAACTTCGTATTTGCCCTTCGGAACGGCTTGATCGAGAGGAATCATGTCCCATGCCACGAACTTGATCTTGTGGCCTTCAGGAAGCTTGCCACCCTTCGCCAACTTGTTCAGGATGCCGTTGCCTTCAGCACGTTCCAGAATGTTTCCATCCGGGCCGAGGACCAGTAATTCGCCGTGGAACTGGTGTGCTTGTGCCGGGACTCGCTGAACGGCTTCGATCACTTCACCGAACTCGTCATTCGGGTAGACGTTGCCGTTGCGGGTCATGAATTCGACACCGCCATCGGCGAAGTAGTTGACGTTCGTGAACGAACCGTCCGACTTCAGTTGCGAGAATAGCCCTTGCGCCCACGGAAACGCCTTCAGGTTGACTTCCTTGGGTAGACTGCACCGCATGTATGGGACATCGAGAATCAGCCCCTTCCAGACCTTGTTTGCCGTGCTTGCGCCACAATCGACGCGAAGATCGCGACCGATGACGCGTTGCAGGACTTCGGCGTCGTCTGCCGACAATTGTCCGAGAAGGTTGCCGACGTACTGCTGTGCCGCATGGCCGGTCAGCTTGCGCTTCGAGATGACTTCGACGAGATTTTGAAGGGCGTGGTCGAGCGTGAATTCCTCTTCATCAAAGATCGACCCAGCGCCAGACTTCGGCATGACGGGCGGAATCTTCTTGATGAAGAAGTTGATGGTCGGTTGGTATGCGAGATAGAAGACGCGTTGCAGGGTTTCGTTGCCTGCGTTTTCCTTGAGGATCGCTTCTTTCTCTGTTTTCTTGGTCGTTTGTGCGACCCGATTCAGAATTGCAAGGATGGACATCAGAATGTTATTGGTTATTCAGAAATGTCGAGAGTGACGCTTCGAGATGGTTGGCACAGACAAGCGTGCTGTCGTAACGACTGTAGGCGATGTCAGCGACACCTCCATTGTTGTCGCACGCGTGCATCCACTTCTCTTGTGCTTTTAGTTTGTTTTTAACGTCTTGTTGACGGGCCAAGTGCTCGTGTTGCGTCTCTCGTTGACATGCGGCGAGCGACACGAAGAGCAGTAGAAATACCAGTTTCTTCATATGTTGAGAGAAAGATTGACCGTGACTGTCTCCGTCGAAACGTTGTACGACACGGCTTCAACCAGCATCATCCCTTTGTGGGGAAACTTCACGAATTCCCCAACTCGCGGAATCACATCCCAGCGATGATCGTAGTAGGTTTCTCGGATAACGCCGGGATCGCCGACGTAAATTATCTTGGAAATTCTCATGCTGCCGTCCCATAGAGTTCGCTGACTTCGATTTCCACGTTACCGTGTAAGATGTCGAAACGCACGCGCGTCACTACGAAGTCATTAGTCATCGAGGGGATGGCGACGACGGTCCCAACTACCGGAACAAGAGTGACACCCTGTTTGAAATTCGACTCAAACAGGTATTGCCACTCGCCGTTTCGAAAGCGTACGTACTGGATTGTTGTCGGGTTCATTCGCTGTACCACCGTCCGTTCGCATCTTCGAGGCTGATCGACGTGTCTTCGGTGAATGCGTAGCTTCCTTCGCCGAGTTCTTCGCGTGCCCGTTTCAATTCGATCAGGGCCGCGTTGTAGCGATTCACGCGTTCTTCGATGTTCTTCAATTCGCTTTGCATGCGCGGGATGCGTTCCTCGTCGAGAAGATACGCTTGATTGTTGTCCACGATGGTCTGGTACGTCACACCTTGCACCGAACCCTTGTAGCCGAGGTTCAGAGACAGACCAGACATACCTTCGCCAGTGATGGTGAGGCTGTACCACGAATACGTTTTGTCGAATTCGAACTTCTGGTGCGGATGCTTCTTTGACAGAGCCTTCGCAACGTGCCACGTGAGAGGTTTGCCTTCCATTCCCTTCAGGGATTCGAGGACCAACTTCAGAACCATGAGACGGGCCTTACGGCGTCCGATTTCGGCCAGCAGTTGGTCGTATGCCTTGTTCGGGTCTATCAGGTGGAAACGTTGGCTCATAGTGGACTCCCGGTGCGTTTAACGTGTGACTATTATCCCAGAGTTGGGAATGTTTGTCAAGTCATTCGACGACGATCTTCGAAGGCGTTGCCTTACCAACAGGATAATCGCCATCGTACAGGCCGTATTCGATGATAGCGAGCGCCGCACGGATTTCCAACAGCTTCTTCTGGGCGCGTTCCATGTGGACTTGATCGCCGTTTTCCTTGGCGAAGCAGTAACGAAGACGGAACTCTTCTTCCACGATCTTCAGTGCCGATTTTGCTCGCGTCTGCGGATCGCAGTCACAGTCGTTCAGCACTGAACGGTCCCATGCCTTGTCGGCCAGTGCTTGTTTCGGGAAGTTTTGCTCAACGATCTTGTTTGCGGTCTTGGTCATGTTCTGCGCTCCGGTTTTGCTGTCGATGGAAGGATATTACCAAGTGTGGGAATACTTGTCAAGCATCCCACATCTTTTTTTGCACCATCAGAATGTGATGGCTGATCCACCGGGTGAACTTTAGACCACGACGCTTGCAGTAGTCTTCGCACTCTGCTTCCGTGCCGGTGAACACCGGGTAATCTTCGTCATCACCCATCTCCTGCACTTGCCACAAGGGGAACTTATCGTTTCTCATGTCTATCACTCCGCGTTGACGATGTTATCCAACCAGCGTTGCACGTCAGCCACTGCGATCCAATCGTTGCGGTCTTGACCTTCGACGTTCTGGAACTTGGACGACTGAAGGTGACGGCGGAAGTTCTGAATCTCTTCCTTCATCGCGGCCAGCTTGTCTTGCGCGGCCTTCAGGTCGTTTTCGAGACGGTTGATATAGTTTGCCATGTCTGAACTCCCAAAGTTGTTGTCGATGTGTGAATCTTACCAACCCTGGGAATACTTGTCAAGCCCAATGATGAATGCCTTCGAACTCGAAGACCAGACCAGCGGCGAGTGGTTCGCACGCCTTGATTTCTGCAAACTCTTCTGACTTTCCGTCATAGCAGACCAGCTTGCCTTGAGAGTTCATGATGCCGACTTCGCGCCACTTGTCCGGGTAATGGTTATAGTCGCGCGAGACGTTTTGAAGCCTCTGTCCAGTCACCGTGGCAACGATGCGGCACTGACCGGCTTGGTCGGAGAATGCGGGAACGATGTAGACGGTTTTCATTTTGTTACCTCCCAAACAACATAATCAGCAGCACAAGAAGAAACAGCACCGACCCGACGCCGATGCAGAATCCTTCGAAGATCGCGTGCATTTCAGTACTTGTGACCGACTTCGTTGTTGTAGGCCGTCATGAACTCGATCATGAATTCCTCTGCCGAGTTGTTGACGAGAACTTCATGTAGCTTGGCGACGGTGTATGCGCCCTTGCGGTCAATTTGGTTCGACAAGTGTTCCAGTGCGCCACGGCGGTCACAATCAAGAACTTCGCGTACTGCTTCGATGGCCGTGTCAAGAAGGTTGGTCGTCATGTGAATCTCTCCCAGATGCGTTGTTGATGGATTGGATTATACATGTCTGGGAATGTTTGTCAAGCTCAAAATAAAAAAAGGCCGGTCTTTGACCGGCCTAACCCACTTACCACCAACTAAAAATTTACAGGTCCCAACCTTCCATTAGTAACCTCGGTTTGCTTGGAACGAACGCTTCCGGCGCTCGCCATACATCTTGGCAACGTCGCCAGTGAATCCGTAGTCGCTGACCACGATGTGCTTCTTCTGAGTCACCGGGTGAGTCCAGACACCCATGTTGCGCTTGTTCAGGTCAGCCGGGTGCGCGCCCGTGTTGTGCATCCACTCTTCCATGTGCTGAAGCATCGGATGCTCGCCAAGTTGCTCGATACGTTCCGGGCTTGTCTTGCCGTAGTGCTTCTGACCGTGCGCCGCGCTGTAGTGGTGATTGAGGTAGTCGTACATCTCGTCATGGGAGATGCCCTTCTCGAATCCAGGTGCCTTTGTGTGCGCCTTGAAATCACCGGCCTTTAGCGGTTCGATCTTCCCGAAGTGAACATAGTGTCCCTCGTCGTGGGCATGCAACATCGGCGCAAGGAACCCGTGTTCGTTCGTATGGTACTCGTCGTGCCGATCACCTTGGCGCAGGACGCCGTATTGGCTGTTGGTCCAGTGATCGCCTTCCACGCGGTTCTGTTCCTCGCCGAGAAGCGGTTCGTCGCTGTGCCGATACTTGTCCAGTTGACCGGGGAACGCTACCTTCAGGGCCGTGTGCATCTGCGTGTCATGACCATCGATCTTCAGCTTCGTCGGTTCCTTTGGAAAGAACACGGCGCGAGACGAACCCTTCTTGGGTTTCGCGTCTTCGAGGCCGGTGTCCTCGCCACGCTTGATCGCGCCACGGATCGCTGTCGTGATGTGATGAAGCTTGTACTGTGGCTCGATGTGATCCGCGTTCAGGACGTTCTGGATCGATTGGTGAAGCTCTTCGCTAATCAGCGGCAGATCGTTCAGATAGCGCCGAAGTTCGTGGAATGTTTTCATGTTTGTAGGCGTTAATGTGGATCAACTATTTATAGTCCACACCATCCTTCCTCCTGGTAGCAACGATGGGAAATCATACATCGAATACCCATCGTTGTCAACTATCAGCATTGTCCTGCCGATATTCATTCGAGCGAGTTGATGATGTCGAATATAAGATCGATACCGGCTTGGCGGTCGAAGTCTTGGAGATAGCCTTCGTCGTCCAAACTTCCCTTGATCGCACCACCCGAAACTAGCGCCGAATACAGATCGTATTCCCAACCACTGTTACCGAACGGGCGCTTGCCACTGAACCCTTCACCTTCAGCCCATAGTGAACGGAGTAGGTTGACCAGATAGCCCTTGACGGTCAGCGTTTTGTCAAGATCATCAAAATAGTAATTGATGTTTCCAGCAGCTTCGATCTGTTCTTTTGTGAAATTAGCCATAAACTCGTTGTTGAACGTCGAAATGTTTGACTTCACCGGCTTCGACTGCGCGCCAGAATCGGTCAACGTAGCCATCGTCATAGAGGTCAAGAATCTTGTCGTAGTTTTCCCAGCAGTACTCGCGGAACCAGCCAGACGTGATCGACGTGCAGACCTTCATCAGTGCAAATTCGAAGGACCTACGCGGCGTCCACCGACCGATGAATGGAATTTGCGACCGTTCCAGCGCCAACACGTAGGATTCTTCAAGACCACCGAGAAGGCGAACCATCTCGGGCGCAGCGAAGAACAGGTCCTTCGAACAGAACACTTCGTTCTCGTCGGGCTTGTAGTAGTTGTACGCGGGCTTTTCAAGATGTTTCATCGCTTCGTGAATCGAGTCGTGATCGTACACGTACTTGATACCGTCGTCGCTGAAGAAGTCCTTCTTCGACTGATCGAGTTTCGGATGACCGTAATCGTAAGTCACACGCATGCGCTCTTGATAGAACTCTTCGTGTGACTTTTCGATCTTCGCGCCACGTGCCCGAAGCATTTGGATGTCGCGCATCGTCTTGAGAAAATGCGGACTGTTGCGAAGATAGCGATGCGACATCTTCAGCATGTACAACAGATTAAGTGATGGGATCACGAATCCGTTGGGGCGCTTCTCGTAGGTTGTGTACGGATCATTCAGGATAAGATCACGCAGTTGTGCCGCGTTCGAATCTTCCCAAGTGATTTCGCCTTCGACGATGATTCTGTCCGTCTTGACGACCAACTTCTTGCCATCGTCGATGGGATAGCAAGCCTTGATGTTTCCGCACTGCTTGGCAAATTCGACAATTTCGTCGTATTCACCAACCACGTCGATGTCAAGCTTTCGACGCTCAACGAGAACGCCATGCTTCCTAATTGCTTCGCTTCCGATTACGATCATTTAATTATTACTCAGGGTTGGTGTTGCCTTTTGTACTATCGACAAACCTATTTGCCAATGCGTTAGCAAGTGGATCATCGCGAAGTTCGCGGAACAGATTCGGGTCCATTGGCTGAACATCAACCAGTTCTTGCGCAATTGATGCCGGTGAACATCTCCGAATCAGTTCCATCTGTTCAGGTGACAGATTAAATTTTCATCAGCAGCTTGAAGAACTGTTCTTCCAGCCGAACGGACCATCAT